CGCGGCTGAAGTGGGACGCAAAGCGACCGGGTGATGTCAGGTATCAGTGCGAGCACTGCGGCGAACGGTTCGAGGAGAACCACAAGCCGGCGATGCTGGCTGCTGGTGAGTGGCGCGCGACGGCACCGAGCGATGGCAGGACGGCTGGCTTCCATCTGTCGGGGCTTTATAGCCCGCTGGGGTGGTGCAGTTGGGAGCAGCTGGTGGATGACTTCCTGCGGGCGAAATCAGACGCGCCAGCGCTGAAGGCATTTGTGAACACCAGACTGGCGGAGACCTGGGAGGAGGACTACGCCGCGGCCGTGAGCGCTGACGGGTTGATGGCGAAGCGGCTGGCCTATGAACCAGGGACGTGTCCCGATGGAGTGGTGCTGCTGACGTGCGGCGTGGACGTGCAGGACAACCGACTGGCGGTGAGCGTGTGGGGCTGGGGCGAGGGCGAGACCGGCTGGATGGTGTGGCACCAGGAGCTGATGGGCGACCCGACTCAGACGGAAGTGTGGGGCCAACTGGACCAGGTGCTGGTGACCGAGTGGGCAACGGCTGCGGGCAAGGCGCTGAAGGTGTCGCAGGTGGCGGTGGATAGCGGCGGCCACTGCACCCATGAGGTGTATCGGTATGTACGCGATCGCGTGCGGCAGAACGTGGTGGCGATCAAGGGCAGCAGCAGACGCAACAGCCCGGCGGTAGGCAAGGGCAACAAGGTCGACGTGAGCTGGCAGGGCCGGGTGTTGAAGCGTGGTGTCACGTTGTATCAGCTGGGAACCGACACGATCAAGACGACGCTGTTCGGCCGGTTGCGGCACAACGAAGCAGGTGGCATTGGGACACTGCATTTCGGCATGGCTGCGGACGAGGAGTATTTCAAGCAACTAACCAGCGAACGGCAGGCATTGCGGTATCACCGCGGGTTTCCGATTCGGGAGTGGGTGAAGAAAGCAGGTGATCGGAACGAGGCGCTGGACTGCGTGGTCTATGCCTACGCGGCGATGTTGCTGTTCTCGCGGCGGATGAACCGAGCAACGATGTGGCAGCAACTGGCGGATCAGCTTGAGCATGGGAAGAAGGCGCCGCTAAGATCGAAACAACAGCCTGCGGCACCTGCTGCGGCCGGGCCTGGATTCGTCAACAACTGGTAGGCCGTGAACATCCCCAGCGAAATCAGGGCAGGCGACACGATTCAGTGGCGGGACGTCCCTGGTGCTGACAATTTGGGCAATGTGGTGAGCAGCTCGGACTACACGCTGACCTATTACCTCCGGACTAACACGGCGAGCGAAGGTGCTACGGCAGTTGGCGCCGCCTACGGAACTGGTTGGGAGTTCACGATCACTGCAGCCACCAGCGTGGCGTTCGATGCTGGCCAGTGGTTTTGGCAGGCGGTTGCGACCAAGACTGGCAGCACGGTGACGCTGGGCTCTGGCCAGCTGACGGTGCTGCGGAGCCTGAGCTATAGCGGCACACCCGGCGCAGTTGATGGCCGGTCGCAGGCACAGCAGGATCTGGATGCGGTGCAGGCGGCGATCCGCGCGATTGTCGCTGGTGGTGTTGCGAAGGAATACACGATCGGCAACCGCAACCTGAAGAAGTACGACATGGCTGACTTGCTGCAGCTTGAAAGTAAGCTCAAGGCTGAAGTGAAGCGTGAGCAGATGGCGGATTTGATTGCCAATGGCCTGGGCAATCCCCACAATCTGTTCGTGAGGTTCTGATGGGACTGCGCACGCGGCTATTTAAGGCGATGGGTTTTGAGCCGACGCGACCCCAACGCCGGGCGTATCAAGGCGCACGGGTGAGCCGGCTGACTGCCGACTGGGTTACAAGCGGCACCAGCGCCGACAGCGAGATCAAGTCCAGCTTTAAGGCATTGCGCAACCGTGCGCGGCAACTGGTGCGTGACAACGATTACGCGCGGCAGGCAGTGCGCGCGATCCAGAACAACGTGATCGGGCACGGGATCAAGCATCAGTCGCAGGTGCGGATGCTGCGCGGCGGGCGACTGGATGAGGCGATCAACGGCCAGATCCACGAGCAATGGGAGCGGTGGATGCACAAGAGCCGCTGCGATGTGAGCGGGCTTCTGGGTTTTCATGACATCGAGCGGCTGCTGGCGCGGAGCATGGCCGAATCGGGCGAGGTGTTCGTGCGGATGATCCGTAGGCCGTTTGGCGATTCGCGGGTGCCGTTCGCATTGCAGATCCTTGAGGCTGATTACCTGATTGACGATGACGTGCCGCAAGCAGCGGACGGCAACACGGTTCGGATGGGCATCGAGGTGGACGGCTACCTGCGGCCGCAGGCTTACCACTTCTACGCAAACCACCCGGGCGACACCTATGCAGGCAACCCGCGGACCAATGGCCGGCGGATCCGGGTTCCTGCTGATGAGGTGATCCATCTGTTCCTGCCGGAGCGGCCAGGCCAGACCAGGGGCGTCACATGGTTTGCATCAGCGCTGATGCGGCTGCACATGCTGCAGGGCTACGAAGAAGCGGAAGTGGTGCGCGCCCGGGCCAGCAGCGCGTTGATGGGATTCATCCAATCGCCTGAGGGCGAGTTGATTGGCGATGAGATCTACGAAGGCCAGCGCGTGAGTGAGTTCACGCCAGGCGTGTTCAAGTATCTGGCGCCAGGCGAAAGCGTGACGGTGCCCGATCTGAATGCACCTGACGGTCAGCTGGAGCCGTTCACGCGGTCCATGCTGCGCGCTGTGGCGGCTGGTGTTGGGGTGAGCTTTGAAAGCATCAGCAAGAACTTCAGCGAGAGCAACTACAGCAGCAGCCGGTTGAGCCTGCTCGAGGAACGCGATACCTATCGCGTGCTCCAGCGCTCGATGATCGAAAACTTCCACCAGCCGGTGTTTGAGGCATGGCTTGAGATGGCGGTGCTGAGCGGTGCGCTGAATCTGCCGGGCTACGAAACCAACCCCGACCGCTACCGGGCTAGCCGGTGGATCCCGAGAAGCTGGGAATGGGTCGATCCACAGCGTGAAGTGGAGGCATACAAGACGGCCGTGCGATGTGGCTTCAAAACGCTGGGCCAGGTGATCAGCGAGCAAGGCGGTGATCTGGATGATGTGCTGATCGCACGTCAGGCCGAGCTGGCGATGCTGGATGAGATGGGCATTGTTACGGACAGCGATCCGAGCGAAGTCGCTGACAGCGGTGCGGTTCACCCGATGCCAGTGCCTGCCACTGAGACGCCAGTAGAAGAGGAGGAGTATGAGGAGCTGTCAGTCCTCGAGGATCCAGCAGAAGGCCCTGAGGACTGATGGCAAACGTCAACGGCGCCGAGATTGACCTGATGCCGACTGATGGGATGCGGACAGAAGCGCAGCGCTACCGCGACTGGAAGGGTGAAGGCGAGCAGGGTGGCACCGAGGTGGCAGCGACTAGGGCCAGTCAGATCTTGAGCGGTGATGAGCTGTCGCCCGACACTGTCATCACGATGGCGGCATGGTTTGCGCGGCATGAGGTGGACAAGCAAGGCGAAGGGTTCAGCCCTGACGAAGATGGTTATCCGTCCCCGGGCCGCGTGGCATGGGCTGCCTGGGGCGGCGACGCTGGGCAGACTTGGTCGATTAGCAAGGCCGATAGAATCAAAGAACTACAAGACAGAAGCGCGATGGAGATGGAGCGCCCCTACCCGAACGAACACGCTGCACGATTGGAAGATCCGGCTCAGTACGATTCGCTGCGCCGCGTCAACGATGAAGGCGGCACCGGCGTTGATTTCATCTATGGCGTGAAGGAAGGCGAGAGCGAGCTGCAGGCAATCCGGTTCCGCAGTTCGGTGTACACCGCAGCCGAGGCCCGCACCTGGTTGGCCGAGCATGACTTTGAGCCGATCGAGTTTGAGGAGGCAACAGGTGACGTCGAAGGCGAGCGCATTCGCGCAGCTGCTGACGAGCTGACCGAAGGCGACTTTGTGCGCTGGGATTCGAGCTGCGGCACTGCCCAGGGCAGGATCGAGCACATTATGCGCGAGGGCACGCTTGGCGTCCCTGGTACTGAGTTCAGCATCGACGCAACAGCAGAAGACCCTGCTGCGCTGATCCGCATCTATCGCGAAGGCGAAGAGGGATGGGAAGCAACCGAGACGATGGTGGGCCATAAGTTTTCGACGCTGAACAAGATCGATGCACTGCGGGCCATGCCTGGCATCGGCAAGTATCAGCGCGCTGAACTGACCACTTTTGACGAAGTGGAGGACCGCACTTATGAGTTCCCATTCAGCTCTGAGTTCCCTGTTGCGCGCTACTTCGGCAACGAGATCCTGAGCCACGAGGCGAATGCAGCTGATCTCAGTCGCTTGAACGATGGCGCGCCGCTGCTGTTTAACCACAACCCTGATCGTGTGATCGGCGTGGTTGAACAGGCGAGGATTGATAGCAAAGGACGGCGCGGCTATGCGCGGGTGCGGTTTAGCCGCAACCCGTTTGCTCAGGAAGTCCTGAGTGATGTGAAGGACGGCGTTCTACGGAATGTGTCCTTCGGCTACTCCATCGACAGAATGGAGGAGCGCGGCAGTGGTGACTTTGTTGCTACTGCCTGGGCACCTTACGAGGTGTCGATCGTCAGCGTTCCCGCTGACAAAACTGTGGGCATTGGCCGCGCGTTGACGCCCACGGACCCTGCTGCTTCGGCAGCACCATCCCCTGATCCCCTTCCTTCAATGGAATCCACCACCCCCGATCTGGCCGTGGTGCGGGCCGAAGCCGCCGAGGCTGAGCGCTCCCGCATCAATGAGATCTCCGCCTTGTGCGACAAGCACAACATGGGCGATCTGGGCCGTCAGCTGGTCGAGTCTGGTCGTTCAATCGACGAGGCCCGTGCCGCTGTTCTCGACAAAATGAACATTCAACAGGAGCCTGTGACCATGAGCGCCGCCGACATCGGCATGAGCGAGAAGGAGAGCCGTAATTTCTCCTTCCTGCGTGCCATCAACTATCTCTCCAACCCGACCGATCGTTCGGCCCGTGAGGCTGCAGCGTTCGAGATCGAAGCATCCGAGGCTGCTGCTTCTAAGCTCGGCCGTCAGTCCCGTGGCATCACGATCCCCCAGGACGTGCTGCGTCGCGATCTGAACGTTGGCGCGGCTACGGCTGGCGGCAACCTGGTTGAGACCATGCTCGACGCTGGCAGCTTCATCGACCTGCTGCGCAACGCTTCGGCCCTGGATCAAGCTGGCGCCACCGTGCTGACCGGCCTGACCGGCAACGTCGCCATCCCCCGCCAGTCGGGTGCTGCCACCGCCTACTGGGTGGCTGAGAGCGGCGCTCCTACCGAGTCGCAGCAAACTGTGGATCAGGTCAGCCTGACCCCCAAGACGGTGGCCGCGTTCACTGACTACAGCCGCCGCCTGATGATCCAGTCCTCCATTGACGTGGAGAACATGGTCCGGGGCGATCTGGCCCGCGTGCTGGCGCTCAAGATCGACCTGGCTGGTCTGTACGGCACCGGCAGCAACAGCGAGCCCCTCGGCCTGAAGCTGACCACCGGCATCGGCACCGAGAACTTCGCCGCTGCTGCCCCGACCTTCGAGGAAGTGGTGGCACTTGAGAGCGACGTGGCAACCGCCAACGCGCTGCTGGGCAACCCTGTCTACCTGATGAACGCTGCTATGCGCGGCAGCCTCAAGACCACCAAGAAGGACGCCGGTTCCGGCATGTTCATCATGGATGGCAACGAGGTGAACGGCTATCGCGGTGTGCTGTCCAATCAAGTGGCATCCGGCGATCTGTGGTTTGGCAACTTCGCCGACCTGATCATCGGCTACTTCAGCGGACTCGACATCATGGTCGACCCCTATAGCAACAGCACCAGCGGCACCGTTCGCGTGGTTGCGATGCAGGACGTGGACATCGCTGTCCGTCATCCTGAGTCCTTCAGCCGCGGCAACGATTCCCTCTGATGTTGATCCAGGTCCTACGGCAAACGATGCTGGCGGGCCAGGTGGTTCGTGTTGGGGATGTCATTGAGGCATCCCCTTCCGACGCCAAGCTCCTAATCGGCATCGGCAAAGCAATGGTGGCCGCCGCCCAGGTGGCCGAAGTGGTTGAGACTATTTCTCTACCTTCACGCAAACCTTCTACCCCTCGACGGAGGGCAAAACCATGACCATCCACAACCTTGGGTCAAAGACTGACCTGCTTTCCATTCACAACAACGCTGTCGTCGCATCAACCGGTGCTGGCACCCCTGCCAACGTTGACCTGGTCGATTATGAAGGCGACGTCGCTTTCATCATCGATGGAGCTGCTGCCGGCTCTGGCGTCACCCTGACTGCCAAGATTCAACACAGCAACACCACCACCGCTGGCGATTTCACTGACGTGACCGGTGGCGGCTTCACCGCTGCTGCTGCGAACACTGCATTTCGTCAGAAGATCTACCTGGACAGCAACGACCTGCGTCGCTATGTTCGCGTGCTCTTCACGGTGACCGGCGGCACTGGCACTGGTGCCGTTTCAGTTCAAGCTCTCGGCTCCAAGAAGTACAGCTGATGGCGATCACGGAAGATCTGGACATCTTCCTGGCAGACTTCGGCGTCAGCTGCACAGCTGGCGCCGTTACTGCCAATGGGATCTTGGACATGCCAAGCCAGATCCTGAGCGATGGCATGGTGCTCAGCACTGATTACACATTGACGGCACGAGCTTCCAGCTTCGGCAGCTTGATCCGCGGCAGCTCTATCACAGTCGACAGCGTGGCCTACACGGTGCGCGAGACGATGCTGATCGATGACGGCAAGTTTGTTCAGATCGCATTGCAGAAGACATGAGCAGCCCCTTCAAGGTCAACACACGCAGCCAGTGGGCAACGCTCAATCCGGTCCTCATGGCCGGCGAACCTGGCCTTGAAAGCGACACCAGCAACCTGAAGATCGGTAATGGCCGGTCACCATGGGCGAGCCTGCCGTATCACGGCTGCCCTGGCTACTGGGGCTCTTTTTGGGACAGCACATCCCAGGTAGCGGCAGCCATCAACACGCCCTACGCGATCAAGTTGCGGCAGGCTGACGCGGCCAGTCGTGCCGTAAGGATCATCTCGAATGAGCGGATCACGGTCGATCACGCTGGGATCTATAGCCTCACGTTCTCGATTCAGTTCAGCAATACGGATAGCTCGATTCACGACATCAACGTTTGGCTGCGCAAGAATAACGACGGCAGTGCTGGCGACGTGCCGGCAACCGATAGCCGGTTCAGCATCATTGCAAGGCATGGCAACGTTGATGGCAACGTGATTGGCACGGTGAACTTCGTGCTGCCACTTGTCGCAAGCGATTACCTAGAGCTGATGTGGATGACCAGCAACGTGCAGGCATACATCCACGCCGAGGATGCAGAAACCAGTCCGGCACACCCCAGCATTCCAGGGATCGTCTGCACCGTTGTTCAAGTCGCCTCGGCCTAAACCATGACTACCAAGCGCGAAACCATCCTGGCCGCTGTCCGCACGGCGCTCACTGACACCACCGGCGTTGGCACGCGGATCTATCGCAGCCGCGTGGAGCCGATGGCACGGGCCGAAAGCCCGGCGATCGTGATCGAGCCGGTAAATGATACGGCTGAGCAGAACACCAGCCTGCCGACGCTGGACTGGAGCCTGACGGTGCGGGTGTCGGTGATCGTGCGCGGCACCATCCCGGACCAGTTGGCCGACCCAATCGTGGAGAGCCTGCACAGCAAGTTGATGGCAGACCTGACGCTGGGCGGCTATGCCATCGACATACAGCCGCAGTCGGTGAGCTTTGAAATGGTCGAGGCTGATCAGCCCGCGGGTGTGATCAGCTGCGACTATCTGATCCGCTACCGCACCAGCGTGACTAATCTGGCAACAGCGTGATGGCTACCATGGTGGATGAACACGCGGGCAAAGGCGGTTCCTACCTGCTGAACCCGAAAACCGGCAAACGGAAGCTCATCGAGCGGACGGCGCCGGCTACTCCCTCCGAACCCCAAGAAGAGGTATTGAGCCATGCCGCTCCTGAGCCGCAAACGCCTGATCCTGGCTGAGATTGAAGGCACCTATGGAACCGATCCCACGCCAACCGGCAGTGAAGCGGTTCTGGTGCGCAACCTTGAGATCACTCCGATCGAGGCCGAAACCGTCAGCCGCGATCTGATCCGTCCCTATCTGGGCAACTCAACGCAGCTGCTTTCCAACACCCGCGTCAGCATCACCTTTGAGGCTGAGCTGGCCGGCTCCGGCTCTGCTGGCACCGCCAGCAAGCTGGACGCATTGCTGCGCTCCTGCGGCCTGGCTGCCACCACCACCGCTGCAGCTGTGACCGGCAGCGCTCAAGCTGGCGCCGCTGGCTCGATCACGCTGGCAGCTGGTGCAAGCGCAACCAACAACATCTACAACGGCATGGTGATCTCGATCACCAGCGGCACCGGCAGCGGCGACAAGGGCATCATCACCGCCTACAACGGCACCACCAAGGTGGCGACGGTTCGGAAGACCACGACCGCCTTCACGCCGGGCGCCAGCAGCGCCTACAGCATCTCGGCAAACGTGGGCTACAAGCCTGTGAGCGAGAGCTTTGAGAGCTGCACGATTTACTTCAACAACTCGGGCGTGCTGCACAAGGCCACCGGCTGCCGCGGCACTTTCAACCTGAACTGCGAAGTGGGGCAGATCCCGGTGATTAGCTTCACAATGACCGGCATCTACAACGCCCCGACCGACACCGCTGCGCCGGCCGTCACCTACGCCGACCAGGCGACGCCGGTGATCTTCAAGGCGGGCAACACGCTGGGCGTGTCGATCCTCGGCTATGCCTCTGCTTGCGTCCAGTCGCTCAGCTTCGACATCGCCAACGAGGTGATCTATCGGGAGCTGGTTGGCTGCACCAAGACCGTGAGCATCACCAACCG